GACCAAGACGCAGGTTTTGCGTTTGCTGATTTTCCACCCGCACCAGAAAATTCTCCTTGAGAGTATGTTTTCGTAATGCTTGAGTCTAATTTTTCATTAGAACCCTTTGGATAAGCAGCACCCGTTTCACCTTGCGTATATTTTTTCATAATTGGTTGTGGCATTGTTTCCTCCTGTTAATTAAGTAAGCTTCTTACTAGGTCTGGGGTTACTTTTTGTATACTTAGGCCCAGTAAGTTTTTTCGATGGTTTTACTTTACCCGGTTTTCTCCCAACTGGGTTCTTTTTCTTTTTTTTCTTCAATCTTTCTTTTTTTTCTTTTAAAAGTTTTCTATCTAGTGCAGTCATTCCTGCAGCACCCTTACTGTATTTATTTCCTATGTTTATTTTTTTTAATCTATTTCGTTCCAGTATTCTATTAACCGTCCACCTTTCAGATGGAGTTAGAGGTAGTCCTGCCCTATATTTTTCCATAGGTGTTTTAGGTCTTTGTGGCATATTAATAATCCCTTTGATTGGCTTTCTTCCAAAAAGAAGATTGCACGTGACTGTTTGGTTTGCTTGGATAATCCTTAGTTGCAACATCAACATCGGCTTCTCCACCGTGTGCTGATAGGTTAAGATTTTTCATCTTGTCTTTTTTCTTAGAATAGGGCTTACCAAGATCACCCTGTTTGTATTTGGTCATTACTGGTTGTGGCATTTTAGCCCTCCTTAATTTTAGTTTTTAGGTAATCCATTAATTCTGGATTATCTACAAACACTGTTGTTAAACCATTAGCTATTCCATTAACTAATTTTTCTTCTTCTTTCTCTTCCAAATCAATATGCCATTGATATATTATTGAGTGTAAAACTTCGTGCAATATTGTATTGGCGTGGGAAACTCCCTTTTCATCAGCCACATAGCCGATGATTCCTTCCTTCTGAAAAAACTGCCCTTGGGCTTCATTTGCCGTTGCAACAGTCTGCTTCCATTCCTCCAGTTTGTAATCCCTGTATCCAACCTTTATGGATTCAGGTACTTGTATCTTTACCATATGATCTCCTTTAGTATCCAAAAACTTTGTCAGCAGGTTTAAATTCCACATCTTTAGGTCTATTCCAATGAGTTTGTAATGAATGGGGATGAAGTGGTCTGCTCATACACCCGTAACGCAAGGCATCATAGGCGTGGTCTTCCGCATTCGTGTCCACATCCTCTGGATTATGCTTGTCAGTTGGTAGTAAAGGAAGTGTTCTTACTGTATTTATGCAATTTGGAAAAAAGAATATTCCGGGATAATTTATGTCCGGGTCTACATAGAGTCGTTTATGAAGTTCAAGCTTACCGCTTATTCGACTGCGTGGTGACCTGTCTGATGGTCTCCAACTGCATCCTTCTCGAATCATTGTCTCAGCTATGCTCGGCCCTGCATCTCCACGCTTTGCCCACGTGGATGAATCAAGGACACCATATCTTATATGTTCTCCGTGTTCAAGTTCTAAAACTTTTTGTGCAAATAAATCGGCTGTAACCTTTTGTGTATACAGTTCCCTATAGACATACAGATAGTTTTCAAAATCAATAGCAATCCATAGACAACAAGCAGCACTAGCATACCCCCAATCACAAGTACGAAACTTAACCCAATTATGAGGTATTTCAAAAGGTTCGATAACGTGTACATTCCTGTTAAACTCTGGAAAGGCAGAGCCTTCAAACGCATCCCAATCTCCTTCCAAAAATTGTTTTCTTTGTACTTCCGGCAAGGATGACAGCATAATCATATAGTCATCCGTTTGCATTAGATAGGGATTATCCTGCAGTTTAGCGGGAATGAACCGTCTTGTTATTTTTTTAACACCAATAGGTGTTTCAATTTCAAGTGTAAAGGGCGTATTGGATTCAGCAGGTTCGACAAACATTTCTCTAACCCACGTTGAGCCAATATTCCCCGGATTTCCTGTTGCTCTCATATACACAGGTATCTCTGGGTCTACACTTCTTAGGGAGGAACGTAAAAAGTTGTAAATTTCTGGAGTAGGATATTGTGGCAGTTCATCAATACCTATCCACGTGTAGGATTGTCCTTGATAACGCAAAACATCCGTTAGATTTTCCGCATAACCAAATTCAATTCTCGCCCCGGAAGTAAACCTCCATTCTTTTTCCTGCTCTCTCCACTTTGCACCGGGAAATGCACGGGTATAAAGTCGTTGAGAGTGGGAAATTAAATCCCTTAATTCTGGCATCGAACGTCTGAGGAGTAATGCACGATGATGGGTTTTATGACAGTATCGAAGCGGGTCAACCAACATAGCGTATGATTTTCCACCACCTCTCGCACCGCCATAAAAAACTTCTTGTTCACTTGCTGCCAGAAATTCAGTTTGAGGGCCTTCGTTAGGCTTGAAGATAATTTCTTTTTCCGCTACAACATCCTGTATTGTCGGAGGTAGCTGTTCAAGCTTATCTTCTTCTACAATCTGTGATTCTTTGCCTGAAAGGGCATTTTCTATGTTCTTTAAATTTTCTTTTTTTGTTTTTGCTTTTCGTTGAGCTAGGGTGTATTTTTCCCTAGCCTTTTCCACTTTTCTATTTTCAGATTTTAATATCTGTCTTGCTGAACGCTTTGCCTTGGTATATTTTTCCTTTAATGTCAGAGTCTTTGAAGGAATAGATGCTACTCTTTTCCTGCCAACTTTCTTTAATTTTGGTGGGGCAATATCCTCTACCATTGTCTGTTTAAAACTTTTCTCAAGCCCATTCCCGTCAGTCTCCTGCCTGTCTTTCTAAAAATCCAATCGGCAACTTCTCGATAGGATGAGCCTTTTATGTATTTTCGTGCCTGTTCAAGAGCATCAATTTCCTCTTGAATAGGTTCTAAATAATTTTCTTTTTCCGATTCCTTATATCCAAATGGTATGACACGAGCAACTCTTTTACGTAGAATTTTCTGCTCGTTCTCCATCTTTGGGCGGGAGAATAAAGATTCCTGAAACTGATTTGACATTGATATCCACCTTTTCTTTTTTCGTTAAACCTACTCTATCCAGTATTTGTTTTGCAGCTTCCACTCTAATACTTGCATTGGGTGTACTCCCGTCCTCATCCAATGCGTTAACCAATCCCATTGTCGCCTTTGGAGAATAGGAAGCCATCACTTCCTCCGCCCGTTGAATGATTTCATCCTTTAACGCCCGTATCACTTTCGGATAGGAATGCTCTGAATATCCCGCTATCTCTCCTGCCTTCTTTGGATTGCCTTTTGCGTTTCCAAACAAAGCTGTCAGAAATGACTTTTGTTGGTCAGTTAATTCCTTTACCTTTTGTGTTGATACTAAATCCATTGTCTTTTCTGTTTTGTCCTAACTCTTCGTTCCTTTGTCGCTTCTGGAACTTTTAGTATTCCCGCCTGTTCCTTTTTATCTCTCTCTAAATAAGAAGCTTCAACTTTTGTATTAATCTGTTCTCGTAACTTGTCTTCCTTCCCCCCAACATCCGATATGGTAGAAAGACTGGGAGCAGAAACAACCATACGGACAAATCGTTGGCGAGTAGGAAAATTCCTTTTCCAAATCGGTAAATTTTCTGTCCATTTCTTTCCCGTCTCAGTATTTTCATATTGATATGTTGGCATTATTAATAACCTGTATGACCCATAAATTTTTTATCTTTTGATGGCCTTAATGTTGAAACGGGCTTTTTTAAATTTTTATTTTTCATTTGATATTTCTTTCTTTTCTCTTGCAAATATTTTCTATCTTTCTCAGTCATATTTGAAAAATCAAATCCCCCACCCCGTTTATAATACTTATTAAGAATAGGGTCGCCCTTATACAGCATAGTATCACGTGGTGCTGTTTTCTTTCCCTTAAAAAGATTCTTTTGAACTTCTTTTAAAGCTTTTAATTCCTCTTTTGTAAGTTCTGACATTTTTCTCCCTTTATGGTTTTTTTGGTTTCTTATTAACTTTTGCTAATTCTTTTCTTAATTTTTTAAATAGTTCTTTTTCTTTTGATGACTTAGGTTTATAATTTCTTAAATTAACCATTTTTAATGATTTTATCTTTGGTGGTTTTTGATATACGTGTTCCCACTTACCATAATTTCTTCTTACTTTTCCTATAATTTTTCCTTTTGGTGTTTTAATTTTAGGTTTAAGTTTATCCCTTACTATCTGTTCCTTAACCCTCTGTAACTCCGTTTTATGTTTAACAGGTTTACTTTTAGGTACAGTTTTTTTAATAGTCTTTACACTAAACTTTGTATTAGGCCCTAATTTATTTTGAATTTTATCAAAAGCTTTTTGACCATATTTATTAATAAACTTGGAAAAACCTTTTGTTTTACCAAGCTGTATTACTGCCAACATTAAAAATCTAAGCATTATGGTTTTTTCTTAAACATTTTTGCAGGATACTTTATTCCCTGTTTCCAGTCAGCAAGTGTATAAGGATTTATTCCCTTGGTTTTCTTAGCTTTTACCAAACCTTTTGGGAGTTTAATTTTTTTAATAGGTTTCTTGGCAACATTCTTTCCGATATAAGTCATCTTGTTTGTCGCTTTTACAACAGCTTTCTTGCCATATTTCTTTATGGCCATTTG